ACAATCCCTATTGACAGATACCCGCTTTGCGGCCTGTTTGACCCGCTTGGGGGCGTAGCGTATATGCCCAAGCCGCAGCCCTTTTAGGATACCTGTTTGGCGTCAAATCGTGTTTTAACTTTTACAAAGGAATAGAGAAATGGCTGTAGGCGTTTCCAATGCTTTTGTACAGTTGTTCGATGCCGAGGTTAAACAGGCATACCAAGCGCAACGCGCCCTTGCTGGCGTAGTGCGTGAGCGGACAAATGTCGAAGGCTCTCAGGTCAAGTTCCCAAAAATCGGTAAGGGAACCGCGACCATTCGCGTACCACAGACAGACGTAACACCTCTGAATGTGTCTTACTCACAAGTAACCGCAACAATGTCAGACTACATTGCTGCTGAATACTCAGACATCTTTTCACAGCAGAAAATCAACTTTGATGAGCGTCGTGAATTGGTGCAGGTAGTGTCAGGTGCAATCGGGCGTCGTATGGATCAGCTAGTGATTGATGCGTTGTCTGGCTCTGGTACATCATTGACTGTTGCTACAACAGTTGGTGGCGCGGGTACAAACATGAACCTTGCTAAGTTGCTTGAGGCTAAAGAGCTTCTCGACACTGGCAACGTACCAGCACAGGATCGCTGTATGCTGATCCACGCATCAGGTTTGGCTGCATTGCTTGACGACACCAAGATCGCATCTAGCGATTACGCTGCCGTTAAAGCTCTTGTTCAAGGCCAGCTTGATACCTTCCTTGGCTTTAAGTTCATCACAATTGGCGACCGCGACGAAGGCGGCCTGCCAAAGCCATCAACCCGCACCTGCTTTGCATTCCATAAGGATGCAATCGGTATGGGCATTGGCATGAACCAAAAGACTGAAATCAACTACGTTGCTGAAAAGACATCGTTCCTTGTAGCTTCAATGTTCTCTGCTGGTGCAGTAGCCATTGACGCCGAAGGTATCGTTGCCATCAGCGCAACTGAATAGAAAGGAGTTTAGACAATGGCTTTCTCTTCAGCAGGTTGGAACGTGATCGGTGCAGCTAAAAAAGGCAACGCACCATCAATGTACACTTACACATCAGCAGACGCGATTGCGACTGTGAACACAGCGGGTTATTTCAATGATCTGTCAGACACTCTGGCAGTCGGCGACGTGATCTTTGTTCACGACAGCGCGACACCAACACTGTCAATTGTGATGGTGGCGTCAAACGCTTCTGGTGTGGTCGACGTGACCGATGGCACAGCCATCGCAATGACCGACACAGACTAATAATAGTGGGGCGGCGCAAGCCGCCCCATTTCCCCATTTTGGAGTGGCGTAATGGCGCAGGGCGATACCAAACTTTCTATATGTTCCGAGGCTCTGATCATGCTGGGCGCTGCCCCGCTTTCATCGTTTGCCACTGGCACCGATGAAGCACAAATCGCTGACCGTCTTTATGACGATGTGCGCGATACCCTCTTAATGCAATATGCTTATTCTTGGTCAGTCAAAAAGGTCAGGCTCGCGCAGCTTGCCGGTACGCCGATCAACGAGTGGAAATATACTTACGCTTTGCCCGGCGACATCCTTGGCAACCCAAAGGCTATATTTAACACAGGCGCAATTGGTGCGCTGCCGGTGCGTGACTTTGAGGTTTACAGCCTCGGTCTTTACACAAATTACGAAGATGTCTGGATTGATTATCAGTTTCGCCCAGAGCCTGCCGCTTTCCCGCCATATTTTGTGCGGTTGTTAAAGATGGCGCTCGCAGCAGAATTTGCCGAGCCTATCACTGATCAGATTACCAAGGCTGATTATTACCACGAAAAGGCATATGGTGCGCCAGCAGAAAATATGCGCGGTGGTTTGGTGCGCGTTGCCATTAACATTGACGGCGCTGACCGGCCAGCACAGCAAATACAAGAGTTCCCGATCTCAGACATAAGGTACTAACATGAGCCGCATCATTCAGATACAGAATGATTTTACGGCTGGTGAGCTTGATCCAAAGCTGCGGGCGCGTACTGATATCAGCCAATATAAATCTGGCCTATCGACAGCTAAAAATGTCAGCATCCAGCCGCAAGGTGGCGCAAAGCGTCGTGACGGCACAAAGTTTGTTGCCGAGCTAGACAGCGGCGCGGCTGATGCAGTGCGGATGGTGTCGTTTGAGTTTAGCGTCTCCGACAGCTATATGCTGGTATTTACGCCCGGCAAAATGTATGTGTTCAAAAACGGCGCACAAATTACAAACATCAATGGCAGCGGCAATGACTATCTGACGATTGCCAGCCTGACTAGCGCAATTTTGCCACAAATGAACTGGGTGCAATCCGCTGACACTGTGATTGTCGTGCATGAGGATTTGGAGCCAGTCAGGATTTTGCGCGGTGCAACAGACAGCGATTGGACGGCCAGCACAATCACGTTTAGCTTTGTGCCTAAATATGCCTTTGCCATCGATACGCACATCCCGGCTTACAATATTACGCCGAGCGCAACATCAGGAAACATAACGCTAACCGCATCTGGCGTCACGACCGACACCGGCACAGCGCAGGCTGGCGGCGCTAATACAATTACGCTAAAAGCGGCCACTAGCTACACAACAGACGACGCGCCAAACGGTATGTTTATTCGGATTACCGGCGGTACTGGCGCTGGTCAGGTGCGGCACGTTGAGGATTACGTCGCGTCAACTAAGGTGCTGACAGTGTTCCCGGCTTGGACAACCCAGCCTGATGCGACCAGCCAGTACAGCGTCAAGGCGTTTGGCACGGCTATGGTTGATGAATTTGTCGTGGCTTTAAATGGTTTTGGCCGTGCGCGCATTACTCAATATGTCAGCGACACTGAGGTTAAGGCATACGTCGAAATACCATTCTTTGACACTAGCACAATCAATGCCGGTGACTTTGAGACAGAACACGGTTACGAGAACGTCTGGTCATCGACACGCGGCTGGCCGCGCAGCGTCACATTCCACGAGGGCCGTTTATATTTTGGCGGCAGCAAGCAGCGCCCATCAACTATCTGGGGTTCGCGGGTTTCTGACTTTTTTAATTTTGATAAGGGCGAGAGCCTCGATGATGCGGCTGTTGAGGCCACGCTGGACACTGGCACATTTAACGCCATTGTCGATATTTACTCTGGCCGTCACTTGCAGATATTCACAACCGGCGCTGAGTTTTATGTGCCGCAAACGCTAGACACGCCGATCACGCCAACAAATCTGATTGTCAAACAGCAGACTGCATTTGGCGCAAAGGCCGGGCTGCGGTTGCAGAACGTGGACGGCTCAACGCTGTTTATTCAGCGTCAGGGCAAGGCGATCCAAGAGTTTATCTTTAGTGACGCGGTGCAGGCTTACACGTCATCAAAGATATCTTTGCTGTCATCGCATCTGTTAAAGACCCCGGAAGAAATGGCGGTGCGCGTCGCAACGTCAACCGATGAGGGCGACCGACTAATG